CTAGATATAAACGGAACAGCACGTACAACAAATGCAGAAGTTACTGGACAAGCAGTCGTAGGCAATATCACAGTAACTGGCAACACAATTTCAACAACACAATCAGCACTAAATTTTTCAGCCGCAGACGGCATTGTGTACAACAACGAAATTCATGTAGATGATCTTGTAATCACTAACAACACCATTAGAGCAACTGACACCAATCAAAATTTTGAGATTGTAACCAGTGGAACAGGCGTTGTAGATATTATAGGTAACACAGAAGTACAAGGTAACATACACGCAACAGGAAACATCAGAGCAGACGGTAACATAACTATTGGTGATTCTGATACAGATTCTATCACAATCAATGCTGATATTACGTCAAACATTATACCTGATGCTTCAGACACATACAGTTTAGGAACACCAACAAAACGTTGGAATAATGCATATGCTAACAATTTGACTGTGGACAATTTAGCACTGTCTGGAAACATATCGGTACAAGGGTTAGATTTAACAGCACGTCCAGGCAAAGTGTTGTATGTAGCAACCAACGGTGATGATTCTAATTCTGGAACACACCAAAATGATCCTTATGCTTCAATAGAACAAGCATTGTCAGTGGCTGTTGCCGGAGATCATGTTTACATTTATCCAGGCACATACACAGAAGATTTTCCATTAACTATTCCCACAGGAGTTAGTATTAGAGGTGATGGAATTAGAGCAGTAACAGTTCAACCAAGTGTGACCACAAACAGTAATGATGCTTTTATATTGAACGGTGAAACAACAGTTGAAGATTTAACTATTACAGGTTTTTATTACAACAGTGGAACAAACACAGGACATGCATTTAGATTTAATCCAACAGGTGCAGACGATTCAACAGGATTTCAAGTAACATCAAGATCACCTTACATTAGAAACACCACTGTAATTACATCAGGTTCAGTTACAACAGCAAATGATCCTAGAGGATTTGGATCTGCTGATGCTGGAAAAGGTGCATTATTGGATGGTTCTGTGGCAACACCGGCATCCAACGAAGCAGGTTGTTTATTTCAAAATGCAACATTTATTACTCCAGGTGTTGATGCGATCACACTTACAAACGGTGTAAGAATAGAATGGTTAAACAGTTTCACATATTTTGCGGCAAGAAGTATCTATGCTGTTGACGGTGCAACTGGATTGGCTGACGATGGTAAAACACAATTAAGACTTTCAGGTTTTGCAGGAACGCCAATTGCGGCAGGACAGGTTATATCATACTACGACACAGACAATGTAACTCAACTGGCATCAGGCACTGTTGAATCTGTAGATGGAGATAAAATTATAATTGATGGGAAATCAACAGGATTTGCAATGCCACCAGAAACAACAGGCAAACAGATCACTGCTAACGGTGATGCAAAACTAGATACGTCTGTTAAAAAGTTTGGACAATCCAGTTTGCTTTTAGATGGTGTAGGAGACAGTGCATCTATTTCAACAACAGCAGATTTTGGATTTGGTACAGGAGATTTTACAATAGAATTTTGGGCATATCCAACACAACTCCAATCAACAACACTATTTGATTTTAGAAACAATGCATCAATTGAGTATTCGTTGATGTTGTACATGACCAACAACGGTCCAAAACTTTATATTAATGGAGCAAATATAATCATAGGAAGTCAAGGTTTCAATCTTAATGTTTGGACACATTTCTCGTTAGTAAGAAGCAGTAACACTGTGACAATGTATGTTGCGGGACAAAATGTTGGAACGGCAACAGTTGCAAATGATTTAGGTGCGGCGAAACCACTTGTGATGGGTAACAACTATGATGCCAATAATGGTTTTATTGGAAACATNGACGACTTCATAATTTATAAAGGTTCAGCAATACGTTCAGGAAACTTTACTCCGCCAACAACAGAAGTAATTGGAAATCCTGACACTGTGTTAGTAAGTAGATTTAATGGTCCAAACTTAACAACTAAATTTTTAGACACAAACATAGCAATTCAAGACATTAGAACATCAGCAGGAGCAACAGCAACAAACTTTACTCTGGTTGATTATACAGACTTTGGAGCAGAAGTAAGATCAATTGCATCTGCATCTATCTACGGAACATACGGTGCTGTGGGTGATGGTGTTGGTGTAAAAATGTATTTGATTTCACACAACTTTGCTTACATTGGAAATGATTACGAAGTTGATAACGATGCAACAACAGTGATTCAAGCCAACGAAGTTATCACAAACAATAACGCAAAAATTTATTATTCATCAGTTGACCATAAAGGTGACTTTAGAGTTGGTGATCAATTTTATGTTAATCAAGAAACAGGACAAGTTGCGTTTACATCAGCATCACTTAACATAGATGTTGATCAAGCATTAACATTTACATCAGGACCCAATGTTACAGTTATATCAGGAGATAAAATTGAAACAGGAAATGTTCAAATATCTGGAAATAATATCACAACGACATCAGGAGATTTAAATATTGATTCATTTAACAATCAAATTAATTTTGTTGATGATGTAAACATTACTGGAAATTTAGATATTACAGGAGATATCACAATAGGTGGAAATGTTACAATAGGTGACGAAACAACAGATTCAATTAACATCACAGCAGGTATTAGTTCTGATATTGTTCCTGCACAGGATAATATTTACAATGTTGGTTCATCTACAAAAAGATGGAACACAATATTTGCCAATGAAGCACAAATAGACAGTGTTAACATTAAAGGAAATTTAATTCAAAGTAATAATACAAATGCTGATTTAGATTTAAGATCAAGTGGAACTGGTGGAGTAAGAGTTGAAAACTTTACAGTATCAGGAGATACAATGACAAACGATTCAGGAGACTTCATAGTTAATCCTGCTTCGGGTGTGTTTAGAGTTGACGGTACTGGATCTGTTAGAATTCCAACAGGTACAACTGCCCAAAGACCAGGTTCTGCATCAGCAGGTATGATGAGATACAACACAGATGATTCAGTGTTTGAAGGATACAACGGAACAAACTGGTTGGCATTGTCTGGTGTTTATGACCTTGACAAAGACACATACATCACTGCTGAGGCTACACCAGGTGCAGATGATGACACAATCAGATTTTATGCTGGCGGAGTTTTGGTAGCAAATGTTAATCCAACAAGGTTCGATGTCACATCTTTACAAGTAGATGACATAACAATCAGTGGAAATACTGTAACAACCACAGGAACTGACCAAGATTTGATCCTGAATGCTCAAGGAAATGGTAGCATTAGAATTGAAGACTTCAAGTTTGAAGGAAATGCGATAACTAATATTATATCTAGTCCGATTGTATTAAAAACAACTGGAACGGGATATATTGATGTGTCAGATTCTGGTGGGTTTGTACTTCCGGTTGGAACAACAGCAAACAGACCGTTTACGCCTTTAGTAGGTATGATACGTTACAACACCGCAGATCAACGTGTTGAATTGTATGATGGTAGTTCATGGGGTTCAATCGCAGGTTCATCAGGTGCTGTAAGTATTATTGACGCAACAGAAATAGCAGTGGAATACGCACTGGCATTAGGATAGGAAAAATATGGCAACAAATTTTAGAAACTCTGTAACAAAAAGTATAGGAACTGTGACTGCGGCTGTTTATGAAGCCTCACCAGGATCATACACAACAATCATTGGAATGGTTTTAGCAAACTTAACAGAATCAGTTGTGGAAGCCAGTGTAACATTAACAGCAACTCCAGATTCAGTTACAGGATTTATTGTAAAAGATGTTTTGATTGCACCAAACTCTAGTTTACGTGTGTTAAACTCAGGAGAAAAATTAATTGTGGCAAGTCAAAACAGTTTAAATGTAAAATCAAACATCAACGACTCATTAGATTGTGTGTTGAGTTATGTGGAGATAACATAAGATGTCAAACACAGTTGGACAGGATACTTCCGTATATCTTCAAAATGGTATCAAAGACAGATACTTTTATGGATTACGAAGAACCGATGAGGGAACATTATTCATTGGTAAAGTTGACCAATTGGCGGCAAACGATCCTGTGGCAATAAACAATCCAGGAAATATTGATGACAACTTTAAAGAGTTTGATCAAGGTTATGATTTTTATGAAGGCAGAGATTTGAACCACGCAAAACCATTTAAAAATTTAAGATACGAACAATTTAGATGGGATGATGTAAATCTAAATTATTATATTAATCCAGAGGGTGAACTGGTAGTTAGAATTAACAGTAATGTCGCTGACGGAGAAATTACATATCCGCAAACTGATGAAACTGTGATTGTAGAACAAACTGTATTCACTTTAGATAAAACAAATTACTTAATGGACAGTAATGAAATAACATTCGATAGAGGATAAAGTAGGAGAAAACATATGACAAGACAACTTATAAACACTGGTATTATTCCAAATGACGGTCAAGGTGATTCGTTAAGAGATGCTGGTGGAAAAATGAATAACAATTTTCAAGAATTGTACACAGCTCTTGGAAACGGAACAGCCTTAACAATAGTCAATAATAATTTGATTACTGCCACAGGTGCAAACAAAATAACTTTTTTATATCAAACTCTAGCAGATTTACCAGATGCGGCAACGTATCATGGAATGTTTGCTCATGTACACGGTGAGAATGCTTCCTACTATGCTCACTCAGGTGCCTGGGTAAAAATTGCAGATGCAAATAAATCTATCGGAATGTTTTCAGATGTCGATTTTTCGGCGGCGGCGACTAACGGACAAGCATTAATTTATGATTCAGGTTCACAAACTTGGAAACCAGGTGATGTTTCAGCAGGTGGCGGTGGAGGAGGAGGTGCAACTTCATTTCTTGGATTAACAGACACTCCAGTAACATACTCTGGACTAGCAGGCGGCTTTTTACAAGTTAATGGTACGGCTGATGGATTACAAATTGTTGCGGCATTTTCAATTGACAAACTTTCAGATGTTGACACAACAACAACTACTCCAACTTCAGGACAAGTATTAAAATGGAATGGAACAAAATGGGTACCAGGTGATGATGCAACCAGTGGCGGTGGTGGAACTGATGCTGACACATTGGACGGATTAGATAGTACATATTATTTAAATTACAATAACTTGAACAACAAACCAAGTGTTCCAACATCAATATTAACATTAACAGACACTCCAGCAACTTTTTCAGGTTCAGCAGGAAGAACTGTTAAAGTAAACGCAGGTGGAACTGCTTTAGAATTTGTAGCAGACGCAGGTGGCGGAGCAAGTACTCTTAACGACTTAACTGATGTAACAATATCAACACCAGCTCAAGGTGATGTGTTGTATTACAACGGTACAGGTTGGGTTAAACAAAACGGTCCAACAATGAGATGGGACGTTGGAGCCGCAGGTTCATCTAATTACACGTTCACAGGTCCAGGATTTGCAAGTGCAACAAACGATCCTGTGTTATATTTGATGAGAGGACACACTTATATTTTTGTAAATGGAACAGGTTCTAGTCATCCATTTGAATTTAGAGTATCAAACGGTGGTGCAGAATATTCATCAGGAGTGAGTGGAAGCAAAACAGGAACGCAGGTTTTAGAAGTTCCTATGGATGCTCCAAGCACACTTTATTATCAATGTACAATTCATTCAGCAATGGGTAACACAATCAACATAGTGAGTTAATAGAACATGGCACAAGTATTTGGCGTAGGCATAGACGAATTACAGAAGACACTGGCAAACAATAGATATTTCTATGGGTTGCGTAGAACAGATGTAGGCGATTTGTACATGGTGAAATCAGATTTATTAAAACTAGAAGATGGAGTTCAATTGAATAGACCAGGAAATATTGATGAAAACTACAATAATTGGAGTAGAGGAGAAGACTTTTTTGAAGGTAGAGATCAACAACACAGAAAAAATTATCCAAATTTGGTGTACGAACAGTACAAATGGGATGGTAGAAACCTGTTTTATTATGTGAATAGTGAAGGTGAATTAGTATTAAAAGTTAACGAGGCTCATACATATCTAGGATATGTAGAAC